CCCGCACAGTGCTAGCCACCTCCCACCGGTTTATCAGTTCCGGTGAGTCCCAATTAATTTTGACGAGAGGTTTTGGAAAATGCCTAATCAGCTATCCGAGCTCAAAACTGACACCCGGGTAGTTGACGCTGTCCCCGCTCGGACCGTACAACCACATTTCCTGTGGTGGCCCGATGGGAATCCTGTCGACCTGACCTTTAAGGTACAGGAAGAAAGGCGCAGCCAAGGCAATAAAGGTTGGGCCGGGAATTCTCCCGGTAAAGGTGACACTGGCGGTCCGTTTTACCTGTACCGCCAGACGTACGAAGAGCGTGTCATGAAAATTGACACCGATCCGGAATACCCGTTTTCGAACTGGTACACCGTGCCTCTCTGGGTTTTCCCACAGAGGGCCTCCGTCAACCCGCACGACTCGATTTGGCCGAGTATCTCGGACGCATCGAGTGGCTTTGCGGTCCTTAACCTTATGGGTAAAGGGACCACGGCCATTGCGCGTGTTGCACCAACCAATCCTGCTGTAGACGGTGCTGTTGCACTTGGAGAGCTGGTCCGAGAGGGCCTGCCTAAAATGGCTGGAAAAGCCCTTAAGAACGACGCAGACAAGTTCAAGGCCCTAGGGTCTGAATACTTGAACGTGGAGTTCGGGTGGAAACCATTCATCTCCGATCTACGGAAACTCGCTCATGTCGTCACGACAAGCGATGATTACATCACACAACTGACCAGGAATTCTGGTCGTGATGTTCGTAGACGCTACAAATTTCCAAAAGAAGTAAGCGAAGGACCCCGCCAGGAAGTTCATGGCGGATGGCCAGGTGCCGCTAGCGGTTACCTGTCCTCCGAAGCTTACGAATCTTTAGGGCAACTTTATGTACGCCAAACGACCACAGCTGAAACGTGGTTTTCTGGCAGTTTCACTTACCACTTCGATTTACGTGGTAGCTCATCTTGGGACCGTGTCAGTGCCGCTGCTACAAGAGCGCGACACTTGTACGGGATAAAGTTAACCCCTGATGTACTGTGGAACCTGATGCCCTGGAGCTGGGCCCTGGACTGGGGGGCGAACATTGGTGATGTTATGACCAATGTGAGCCTCTTCGCCAACGACGGCCTAGTGATGCGTTACGGGTATGTCATGGAACACCGAAAGGTGTTTGACACATACCGGCTCGAGAATCTCCACTTACGTGGAGTCGGGCTGGTTGAATCTCAGCAATCCTTTGGTAAGGAGACCAAGATTCGCCTACGCGCATCGCCTTTCGGTTTTGGACTGAGCTTCGACGGATTTACTCCGCGGCAGCTCGCAATTATCACGGCCCTCGGTATTACCCGAGCGCGGTGACGGCATCCAGCCGAAAAACTGATGAACAACTCCATTATGCGGCAATCCAGTCGCGTATGGTTACAATCCCACGAAAGGTCTGCCTGATGGCATTTCCCGATCCCATTTCAGTCACCGTCGAGCCCAAGCCAGCTATGTCGCTGTCTCGGATCTCTAGCACGGACAACAAGTCCGTGTACGTGACTGATGAAGGTGACTTTAAGGTCACCATCTCCCACGTCTACGCCAAGAGGAATCGGCGCGCTTTGCGCATCGATACCACGAAGGTCGGTGCTGATCCTTTGTTTCCGGATCAGAATCAGATCTTCTCGGCCAGCGCGTACGTCGTGCTTGACGCCCCGAAGGTGGGGTTCACGCACGACGAGCTGTCTCGCCTTGTAGAGGGTCTTGCGACCTTCATGCAGGCAACAACTCACGCTGAGAAGTGGGTTACCGGCCAGAACTAGGCCGTCAAGTCCGTCGGGGGGGAGGTGTTAAACCTCCCTCTCGGCGAACCGGATAGGGTGTCAATCAGGCTAGGCATTCCCGACCTCTGAAAGGGGGCAGGATGAAAAGACTGATCGACCTTTATGGGAATGTGGCCATTGATATGGCCACATGGTGTTCTGCTAGCACTGCTGACTACGAACGTTTATGTCTCGCAAACCAGCGCGATATCGACACAGTGGTCCGTAGGGTTGAACACGAGGGGATCTCGTTTTTAACGATTTCCCTACCGCAATTCGTGAAAGATTTCGAAAGAGCTCTCTCACAAAGTTGCATAACCGACGACCTTTTCAGAGGGTTTCGATCCTCTGGAGCGGCGGTACTCCCCAATTTCTTAGGTGGGTACACTCGGCTTGTGTTCGATTCCATAGATGGAAGGTTACTCGATGATCCGCGACCCGAAGCTATACGGGCCGTCCGCCAACTTGGCGGTATGTTCGCGAAAATTTCTCTGGAGTGCAGCGATGCACGTAAGGAGAAGGCTCTCGCTAGCTACATCGAGTGTGAGAATGATGTTGAGCGCAAGACCTTGGAGCTGGTTAGAAGTGAAATGCTTCTTAGTAGCTTCGCTGATCTTGCTGGCCTGGTCTTTGGTCCTGTACTGGCTCGCCTCGATGGAAACATCGAGAATTTCGAGCTAGTCCCTGCCCACGGTCCGGGTGCTACCGTAGATAAACTTAAGGGAAACCAAAAGTGGACTTTACGCCAGTGGCATGAGCGACTGGAGTCAGTCTTTCCGGCAACGGACTACCTGATTCCGTCCCCCAGATTCTTTAATGATCTGGGCAATCTCAACATCGTCGAGCCCGCGGAAGAGGCACCTGTCAAGGTAATCCTCGTCCCTAAAACGCTCAAAACTCCTAGGGTAATTGCAATCGAGCCGACCTGCATGCAATACGCACAGCAGGCCGTATCTCGAGCCCTTGTCAAACATCTGGAACAAGACCCTCTCCTTTCCGGAGACGGCCTTCCTAGCGATCCAGCTAAATCTCGCTGGACTGCTAGAACCAGTTGTACGATGATCGGATTCACTGATCAGGAACCAAATCAGGTTCTTGCTCATGAGGGTTCACTTTCTGGTGAATTAGCTACGCTTGATCTAAGCGAAGCTTCCGACAGAGTCCCGAACGTGCTTGTCGAGGCGCTACTTGTTGACCACCCGATTTCTGGGGAAGCCATACAAGCATGCCGTTCTTTGCAGGCTCGTGTACCTGGTCATGGAGTTATTCCTCTGACCAAGTTCGCGTCTATGGGCTCAGCGCTCTGCTTCCCGATTGAGGCTATGGTCTTTTTGACCACGGTTTTACTAGGGATACAGAATGCGCTTAACCGACCGTTGAAGCGAAGTGACATTCTGTCACTTCGTGGTCAAGTGCGCGTCTATGGGGATGATATTATTGTCCCCGTGGAATACGCAGCTGAAGTTGTGGCGACCTTGGAGCTATTCGGCTTCAAGGTCAATGCCAACAAGTCCTTCTGGACTGGAAGGTTCAGAGAGTCTTGTGGTAAGGAATACTATGCTGGGCATGACGTGTCTCTAGTCAAGCTCCGCACGGTGATCCCCGCCCAACTTACTGACACAGACGAGATAATCTCGCTTGAGTCCTTTCGTAACCAGTGTTATCAAGCTGGTATGTGGAGGACCGCGGCGTGGTGCGACGAGAAGCTGGGTCGCGTCTTAAGTGGACGCTATCCGACAATATCTGACACCTCTCGCTTGCTGGGCAGACACAGCGTAATGGCTGAGAAACAACCAGTCGGAACTATGTGTGATGATTTACAAGTACCCCTCGAAAGAGGATACGAAGTAAAAGCTCCGCTACCGTCGAATGAAATCGATGGCAGTGCTGCTCTGCTCAAGTGGTTTGTAAAACAAGGTGATTTGCCATTCGCCTTTGACCACTTGCTAAGGTCAGGACGGCCGACTTCCGTCAACATCAGAAAGTCGATGGCCCCCAGGTCTTAATTCCTGGGGTGGCCCCGTAAGGGGCGTGAAAGGGGC